GTCGGCAGCGTGCCGGTGCTCAAGGTGACCACCGAGCCGGTCTTCGCGCCCGAGCACCTGACCGAAAAACGCCTCTTCACCAGCGTCATCACGTTGACCTTTCGGGTGCTCAGATGACGCCCATGAGAACAAACGCTGGGATCGGATTCCAGGTCAAGACCCGCTCGGACATCCCCAAGGTGCTCCGCAAGGTCAGGCGTGCGAACATCGAGAACCTCGGACACGCTGGCGCGTCGATCCGGCTCACCGCCAAGCGCAGCATTCGCAAGAGCAGCAACCCCGCCGAGCCGGGCAAGCCGCCCAAGACGCGGCGTGGGCAACTGCGAAGCGCGATCCGCTTCGCCGTCGAGAAGAACAGACAGCGTGTTGTCATCGGGCCGGACTTTCGGATCGTCGGTCAGTCGGCGCGAGCCCACGAGTTCGGCGGGAAATACAAGCGACAGCGATACCCCAAGCGGCCGTTCATGGGACCGGCGCTGACCAAGACCAAAGACCGCCTGCCCAAACACTGGGCCGGTTCGGTGAGATGAGTAAGCAGACAGGAGATCAATCATGGCTATCAAACTCGGCATGGACGCCGTGCTCAACTACAAGACCGGGGGCGTCGGTGGCGGCGGCTCCTGGACGGAACTGTCCAATGTCAAGGATGTGACGCTCAGTCTCGAAACCGGCGAGGCCGACATCACGACGCGAGCCAACTCCGGCTGGCGGGCCACCGTCGGCACGCTGAAGGAAGCAAGCGTCGAGTTCGAGATGGTGTGGGACACCGCCGACGCGGGCTTCACCGCCATCAAGGACGCGTTCTTCAACAACACCGAGATCGGCCTGCAGGTGCTCGACGGCGCGTCGGGTTCCGGGCTTGAAGCCGACTTCTCGATCACGAACTTCAGCCGAAGCGAACAGCTTGAAGAAGCGCTGACTGTGTCGGTGACCGCCAAGGTGACCTACGCCGGCACCGCGCCGACCTGGATCTGATTGGAGGCAGCATGAAGACATTCAAGGACAACGCCGGGCGCACCTGGACGGTGAGCATCACGGTCGATGCGATCAAGCGGGTGCGCGGCTTGCTCGATGTGGACCTGCTCGAAGTCGTCGGCGGCAAGCTGATCGACCGGCTCATCACCGACCCGGTGCTGCTGTGTGACATTGTGTATGCCGTGTGCAAACCCGAAGCAGACGCCCAGAGCGTGAGCGATGAAGACTTCGGCCGGGCGATGGCGGGCGACGCGATCGAGCACGCGACAACAGCCCTGCTCGAGGAACTCGTGTCTTTTTCCCCGAGCCCGAGGGACCGGGCGAATCTCAAGAGAGTCCTGGAAACGACCCATCGGGTGATGGACAAAGCCCGGGACCTGGTCGAGCAACGGATCACCAGCGGCGAACTGGATCGGATCGCGGAGGAAGCGCTGCGAGATCAAGTGGGGGTTGTGGGGGTTGCTGGCGGCTCATCTGGCAACTCGCCGGGATCGTCGGCGTCGATCCCGCCGCACTGACATTGCGGGAGCTGGCCGCGATGGCCGAGGCGAAGCAGCGCGACGACTGGGCACGCACCAGCTCGCTCATGGCCCTGATCGCCAACGCCAACCGCGATCCGAAGAAGCACCGGGCGTTCCGGCCGACCGACTTCGACCCGTTCAGCCAGACGCAACAGCCAAAGCAGAAGGTCGATGTGACCATCCTCAAGGAAGTGTTCATCGACAACCCGCCACGAAGACAGCTAGCACAGCGCAGGGAGGCGCAGCCATGCAACACCGACACATCGCCTACATCTTCGCACTCGTGATGATCACGCTATCGCTCGGAGCCTGCTCCGGGTTTGACCTTGGCGACATCGTGCGTGTGAAGACACCCAACACGATCCAGCAGACCAAAGGGCTCCCGTCCACCGTGTCGCTCAACGAGGCGGAAGCAGAGTACCGCGCATGGTTCGAGGAAACCCAGCGTGTCGGCTCGCAGTGGAAGTCCAACATCGAACGGGCTGGCGAGATCCGTGGAATCTTCAGTCAGCTGACGCTGTCTGCCCTCGACCAGGTCGGCCCGACCGTCGCGGGCGTGCCCGTGCTCGGCCCGGCGCTGCCCGCGATCACCGGGATCGTCGGGCTCTTCCTCGGCACAGGTCGCCTCCGCAAGGAGAAGGAAGCCTCGTTCAACAAGGGCCTGAAGGAAGGGCGCGTCGCTGCTCCCGTTGTTCCTTCGCAACCCGCGACCACCATCACCACCTGATCGGAGAAGCGCATGGCATCCGCACGCGGCATCCGGGCAGGCGCGGCCTACATTGAGCTCTACGCAAACGACAACAAACTCGTGCGTGGGCTCAACCGCGCCCAGAAACGGCTCAAGGCGTTCGGTTCGTCCGTGCAACGCATCGGTGCACGCCTGACCGGCATCGGCACCGGGCTGGCTGCGGGTTTTGCGATCTCGACGCGGGTGTTCGCGGGCTTCGACGACCGGATGCGTCAGGTGCGGGCCGTGACGGGTGCGACCGAAGCACAGTTCCAGTCGCTGCGTGAAGAGGCCAAACGCCTCGGGCGGACGACCTCGTTCACCGCTGGTCAGGTCGCCGAGGCGATGACCGAACTCGGTCGGGCGGGCTTCAAGCCCGAGGCGATCCTGACGAGCACCGAGGTGGTGCTGGCGCTGGCCCGCGCGACGAGCACGGAACTGCCTCGGGCGACCGAGATCGCCGGGGCGGCGCTGCGTGGGTTCGCGCTGCCCGTCGATCAGATGGCCCGTGTGACCGATGTGCTCACCGCGACCGCCAACGGCAGCGCCCAGACACTCGAGGACTTATTCGAGGCGATGAAGCCGGTCGCCCCGATCGCGGTCGAAGCGGGCGCGAGCATCGAAGAGACCGCCGCCGCGATCGCGGTGCTGGCCAACAACGGCATCAAAGGAAGCCTCGCGGGCAACGCACTGGCCCGTGCCTACAAGAACTTATCCGACGAATCCAAGCAGGCCGCACTACGCAAGATTGGCGTGGAGGCCGTCGATGCGCAGGGGAATCTCCGCCCGCTCGCCGACATCCTCAACGACCTGGCCAAGGCGACCAAGGGGCTCGGCTCGGCTCAGCGGCTGTCGATCTTCGAGACGCTGTTCGGCCGCGGACAGGCCGCTGCTCTCAAGCTCGCTTCGTCGGCCAAGGCGTTCGATGAACTCCAAGCCCAGATCAAGAACTCCGCAGGGCTCGCGGTCAAGACGGCCGAAGAGATGGACGCAGGCATCGGCGGCTCGTTCCGCAAACTGCTCTCGGCCGTCGAGGGCATCGCCATCGCCATCGGCGAAGCGATCCAGAAGCCGGTCCGCCGGGCGGCCGACGCGATCACGAAGATCGCGGGCTGGATCACCAACCTCATCAACCAGAACCGCAAACTCGTCGTGACCATTCTCAAACTGACGGCGGTCATGATCGGGATTGGTCTTGCCTTGGTCGTTGCAGGTGTGGCGATCGTCGGGCTCGGCGCAGTGTTTGGATCGCTGGCGGCGATCATTACCGGCGTCGGTGCAGCGATCGGAATCATGGGCACGGTGCTTGCTGCGTTGCTCTCACCGATCGGGCTGGTGGCCGCAGCCGTCGTTGGAGTCGGCGCAGCGATCCTGACGGCGAGCGGTGCGAGTGGCGAAGCGTTGGCATGGCTCGGTGAGCAGTTCAACACACTCAAAGCAACCGTGACGAAAGTCGTCGGCGGGATGGCCGATGCATTGGCCGCCGGTGATGTCGCACTCGCTGCCCAGATCCTCTGGCTCTCGCTCAAACTCGTGTGGGAGAAGGGCATCGCCGCGATCAACGCCGCTTGGCTCGAAGCCAAGCGGTTCTTCATCTCCACGGCTCAGAAGATGTGGTTCGGGGCGTTGGCAGCGGCCCAGATCGGCTTCCACGCCATCGAGGTCGCGTGGATCGAGACGACGGCCTTCCTCTCCAAGACCTGGACGAACTTCACCAGCGGCTTCAAGAAGATCTGGGAGACGGCGACCTCGTTCGTGGCCAAGCGGATGCTGGAGATTCAGGGACTCTTCGATTCATCGCTCGATGTCAAGGCCGCCAAACAGGGCATCGATCAACAGCTGGAATCCGGATTGAACGAGATCGAATTGCAGGCCCAGCAGGCACTCGCCCAGCGCGACCAGAAACGACAGCGCCAACGCGATCAGGCTGCACAAGAGAACGAAGCCACGCTCGCCGAGATCGGTCGGCAGTCCGACGAGGCCCAGAAGGCTCTCGACGACCGCACCAACACCAAGATCGAGCAGACGCAGAAGGCGCTCGATGAGGCCCGCAAGAAGCTCGATGAAGCGATCGCCAAGGCCGCCAAGGAACGCAAGGACGCGCAGAAGGCAGGACCCGATGCCAACGCGCCCGACTCCGCTGACAGTCTCGTCGCCCGCATCCAGAAACAACTCGCCGGGCTGGGCAACACCATCTCCGGAAAGACGACCGTCCGAGGTACTTTCAACTCCGCAGCGGTCCAGAGTTTGGCCGTGGCGGACCCCGCCGCCGAACGCACCGCCAAGGCCAGCGAGCAAACCGCCAAGAACACCAAACAACTCGTCATCGCCGCCCAGACCGGGGGCCTGACCTTCGCATAGGAGTTTGATTTCGTGCCCATCACGGTGACCGAAAAGTTCGAGAGCCGCCGTTCGACCGCGGGTGACAACCCGTCGGCCGAGCTCGGCTACACCGTGCGCGGCACCGATGACGACCTCGCCGCACGCACCGCCGTCGAAACCGCCAGCCCGACGACCTATGACTACCTACCCCGTCAGGCGGTGACGGTCGAACCGGTCGGCCCGGAGCACTGGGACGCAACGGTGCGCTACGCGCTGAGCCAAGGCTCGTCCTCCCCACCGCAGACCGGCGAGAGCGTCTTCAGCTTCGACACCGGCGGCGGCACACAGCACATCACCCAATCCAAGGCCACCGTCGGCATCTACGCCGCTCCGGGCGCAAGCGCCCCGGACTTCCAGGGCGCGATCGGCGTCACACAGGACAGCGTCAACGGCGTGGATATCACCGTGCCGGTGTATCAGTTCTCCGAGACGCACTACCTGCCGCCCGAAGTCGTCACCGATGCGTACAAGGGTGTGCTGTTCAACCTGACCGGCAAGGTCAACAACGGCTCGTTCCGTGGCTTCGCGGCGGGCGAGCTGCTCTTTCTCGGCGCGACCGGTTCACGGCGGGGGACCGGTGCCGACGACGACTGGGAGATCACCTTCCGCTTCGCAGCCAGCCCCAATGTCACCGGCCTCTCTGTCGGCCCGATCAGCAGCATCAACAAGCAGGGGTGGGAGTACCTCTGGGTGCGCTACGCCGACGCCGAGGACACCGGCTCGGGCGCGATCGTCAAACGGCCAATCGCGGCCTATGTCGAGCGCGTCTACGACGCGGGCAACTTCGGAGGGCTGGGCATATGAGTGGCGACGCATTCACCAAGGTACGAACCGGCCAGCCACTGGTCATCCCCGCGCGAGCGTACAACGCCTTCATCGATGCGGCGGTGGATCTGCGATCGCGCGAGCGCAACACGACGGGCGACCCACGCCCGGATGCCCTTCACCGAGGTATCGTGCTGGTGCGCAACGATATGACCGAGACATTGCCCGCGTTCAATGCGCTGGCAATCACGGGCCCGCTCATCGAACCCGGCGATGGCGATCAGGAACGGACCTTTCAGGGACGCACGCCGCTCATTGGTGAGAAGGCGACCGAGGACTCGCCGCCGCTGTCGTTCGTGGTCGCACAAGAAGCGATCGAGCCGGGCGGGCTCGGACGGTGCGTGCTCTCGGGCACCACACCCGCCAAGGTCATGGTGAACGACGAGAGCGATACGACCTGCGAGCTCACCGCCGACGAGATGGTGCTGACCACCTCACCGCTGGGCGGTGCGCCGATCCTCTGGAAGGAAGAAGGCACCGGCGAGAAGTGGGCGGTGATCGAACTCGGCCGATCGTCGCTCGGGCGCATCACGGCCGTGCTTGGTGAAGCGCAACGCATCCCGACCGAAGCCAACCGCTGGCGCTACCCGTGGGTCGAGGCCCGCCTCGATGGCGACCCTGGCAGTGAGACCTACCTGCGCTATGTGCCGGTGCCCGATGGCCTCTCGTCCCAAGGACCCAGCGGCGGCGAAGACCCGGCCCGCATGGCGATCAACCGTTTCGAAGCGCATCACTGCGACGACTCCGTGCCCGGCAACGGCTTCGAGGGCCTGCTCGGCATGGGACCGGTGTGCGACCTGCCCGGTGTGCTGCACAACTGCCCGCCAGCGCGTTCGCTCGAAGCACGCCTCGCACCGATCCCGATCGGTGTCACGGTGCAGCTCACCTGCGAGCGTGACACCAAGGGTAACCCCGTCTGGATCTTCGAGGCGATGAGCTGCGTCGAGATCGCCGACCCGGCCGACGGGGATCGGAAGTTCAACCTCATCGCAGCGGGAGGTGGAGGATGACAACCCCCACGAGAAATGCTGCTGATCTCAACGAACGCCGTGCGCACGAACGGGGCAAGTATGTCGAACTGGCCTCGCGTCCCGGCTCGTCGTATGGCTCGACCAACCACGGTAAGCACGCGATCCGAATCGTGCAGCGGTGGAAGCCTCGCCTGGTCGTGGACTTCGGATGCGGCCGCAACGACTTCATCGAGCACCTCCGCCGCCACGGCATCGACGGCCTCGGCATCGATTTCGCCTTCCCCGAAGCCGACATCGCCAGGCCCATGCACAACACCGGGCTGCTCGATGATGTCGCCGATGTGGTGACGAGTTTCGATGCGATGGAGCATCTGCTGCCGCAGGATGTGAACCCGGTGCTCGACGAGATGCGGCGCGTGGCTCGCCCAAGAGCGTGGTTCTGCTTCTCGATCTCGACGCGCCCGAGCCGGATTACCGTGCAAGGCGAGAACCTCCACCCGACCGTGCGGCCGATGCGCTGGTGGCTCGACCGCATCGCCCGCGTCGGCATCGTCAACAACGCACGCACCGAGGGCCGCTACATCACAGGGCGATTCCTGACGAAGGACAGGGAGGGCAACAGATGAACCGCCCGAACCAGTCCGACATCATCGCCCTCCAGCATGGCCTCAAGAACAGAGTACCCGCTCGCAACGGGCTACGGCTCTATACCGCCGACTTCGATTCCGTCTCGATGGCCAACTTCTACCGAGGTCGGTCCGCATTCCTGATGCTCTCGGGTCCGTCGTTGAACCAACTCGACTTGTCGCTGCTCAATCGACGCGGCATCGTGACGATGGGTGTCAACAACGCTTGGACGATCCACCGCCCGACACTCTGGACC